AGAACCGCTAGACGCATTGATTACCTCAACTGCCGTATCAAAGTACCCCATACCAAGGGGTGACAAATAACCTTGATAAAAGTTTGGATCGGCAAAACGAACAATGCCTGCGTTTTGTGGGGTCTGCACTAACTTGCCTGTGGTTCCATCAAAGACAACAATCATGTTGTCAAGGGCTGACGAAGGCCCAACGACATCGCCACCACCTGCTGGCGTAGTCCAAGTCAATCCACCCGCCCCATCAGTCGTTAGAACAGTTCCGTTTGTCCCATAGTCTGTTGGGAACGTATAAGTTTGCGGTGTCGTTGTTGCAGAACTGTTTGGCTGAATCCGCAGAATCTTCGTACCAGTACCGCTATCGTTAGACTGCAACTCAAGATAACCTGGTGTTCCAGCACCCGTATTAGCCGTGACTTGTACATAGCCAACAAACGTCGCCTGCCCAGTATCAGTAATCGTTGCCGCAGAGTTTTGTAACAACTTGCCGGTTGTTGAATCAAACCTGACGATAGCGTTATCCGTTGAACTTCCTGGCCCAACAACATCACCTGCTGTCAGCGTTGCGTATTCAAGCGCCGATGCTCCAGCATTGACTCGCAAGTATTGAAGGGCTGTGCCAATTGTGGTTAAACCCGTGCCACCATTGCTTGTACCAAGCGTACCTGTCACGCCTGTTGATAGTGGAAGACCTGTTGCATTGGTAAGCGTTCCGCTTGAAGGCGTTCCGAGTTCGCCATTAAACAACACTACGGCGCCAGCAGAACCTGTATTAACTGCAAGCGCAGTCGCGACACCTGTTCCCAAGCCAGATATACCAGTTGAAACAGGAAGGCCCGTAGCGTTTGTTAATGTGCCTGAACTTGGCGTACCTAATGCGCCACCGTTAACAACAATAGCTCCAGCGGAACCAACATTGACTGCTAGTGCTGTAGCGACGTTTGTCCCAAGACCACTTACACCCGTTGAGATAGGCAAACCAGTTGCATTGGTTAAAGTACCCGATGAGGGCGTACCTAGCGCACCACCAGGTGCAACGTAATCTGTTCCTGCTGTCGCGGCAGCAATAACGCCACTGCTAGCCTTAACCATGCCAGTCGTTGTTGCGGCTTGAATGATCTTGCCTGTAACGCCGCTGAATAAAGCAATCTGTGCATTGACAGACGAAGCAGGGCCAGCAACGTCACCTGTTCCTATGGGAGTTCCGTACTCTAGGCCAGTGCCACCAGAATTAACTCGAAGCACTTGGCCTGCCGTACCCACTGCTGTGAGACCTGTACCGCCAGAAGTGATCGGTATAGCCGTACCTGAATAACTAAGCGTGATGTTTCCGGCGCTAGTTACCGCAGAACCAGCAGTAAGAAACGCTGGCGGCGATATACCAACCGAGGTAACTGTGCCTGCGCCACTTGATGTAAACCACTTAACACCTTCAGTGGTTGTCGAGTCAGCAACCAATATTTGACCGTCTGTGCCTATAGGTAAACGAACATTGTCCGTACCCGTATAGACAATCATGTCACCTTTGGTTGTACTCGGTGCTAGCGCATCAAAGGCTGAAGTCTTATCGCTTTGACCTGTACCACCATTAGCAATAGGCAAAGTGCCTGTGATCTTGGTTGCTGCAATAGATGTAATCCATGCAGGGTTGGCATAACTACCTGACGTATAGACGCCATTAGTTACAGTGCCTGCATTACCAAGTACATCAATATTCCATGTGCCGGTTGCACCTGTACCTCCTGTAGGAACAAATGCACCGCTTGCTCCAACAGCGGTTTGTAAGGCAGTAAGTACACCAGAACCCAATCCGGTAATACTTCCAGAAGGCAAGTTAGTACAGTTTGATAGATCGCCAGAAGATGGTGTGCCAAGTGCGCCTCCTGGTGCCACATAGTCCGTGCCAGCAGTTGCCGCTGACAGTACACCTGACGTTCCTTTTAAAATGCCAGTAGTCGTTGCACGTTTGATGACCTTACCGGTCGTGCTTGAGAAGAGCGCAATCTCACTATCAACCGAAAGCGCTGGGCCATTTACATCGCCTGCGCCAATCGTAGTGCGTATACCCGCAGCAGTCGTCGCACCTGTACCGCCATTAGCAATGGGTAGCGGCGTACCAGAGTAAGTGACTGCTAACGTACCGGATGTCGTGATTGGCGAGCCAGCAACCGAAAGAAATGCGGGAACGGACATCGCAACCGAGGAAACACTCCCTCCGCCACCTCCACCTCCTGCTGCATTTTTAACAGACAGCAATTGAAAACTCGTGCCGTCATACATGACCGAAGCAATAGCTCCGATCACAATGGCATTTGCAGACAATGTGCTGCCATCAGGGTAGATGATGTTCTTAGCGCCTTGACCGTTGACGTTTAAGGTGCAAGGCCCAGTGTTTGCAGTCGTTGCCTGAAACTGAATAGCAAGACCTGCCTGGTAGGTCGTGGATAAACCCGATAATGAGACTACATAGGCGTCTGTTGTACCGGAATCGAGTGCGTAGTTGCTATACGTTGACGCGTCGTTGAGTGCCGTTGCAACCGTAGAAAAATCAGCATCCAGATTAGCAAGCGGGATGGATGTTGTTGCCGTGGCAAACGTATTCGGGATTGTTACTGGCTTTGCCATCAGAACCTCGCTCTTAGTTCATGTTCAAGCTGGAAGCCATTGAATGTAAAGGCTGGCGCTGTGGATGTTACCGTCATGCCAAGGTATTTGCCATACATCTGCGCATCGTACTTGAGCAGTTTGTACCCTTCAGTCAACTGATACCCAGACGAAATCCATTGCAAGGTGCTTCCAGCATTGTTTGTCCATGCAATGTTACTAAACGAATTGTTTTGCCACGCAACTGCATTGCCAAGTGCAATCGATGTTGATGCGCGAGACTCACTATCAATCGAAATATTCAATGAACCGGCAACGGTGACAGGGAAAGTCGCTTCAACGCCAAGTTTGAGCGCTTGCTTGTCTCTAATCGGGTCTTTCAAGTCCCAAAGGGCAGTAACAACCTCAGTTGAGATGTTAGCTGTCTGGTCTTCGTACATTCTAAAAAACGCGCCGCCCGATTCAACGCCATACGAATTGATCAATCCATTGACTGGCGATGAATTGATGTGCGTAAGGTTGCCTTGATAGCTAATAAACCACTTGCGATCGAAGAAAACCAGTTGCACACGCCGATAGGTGCCGTTGTCGTTGTACCTGACGTTCCATGCAGATACCAAAATGTTGTAAATCAGTGTCTGGCAACCCGTTACTGACGAACTAAAGTCAATATTAGGGAAGATGCCGTCCAAAGCATCACTTATCTTGGTCGTTGTAGCGCCAACTAAGGCGTACACCCCATACCGATTGATGAATAGGATGCTACGAAAGTATGCAAAGACGCCTAAGAACAACTCTGTGCCAATTGAGGCACTGATATTGGTATTGGTGAACAGTGTTTCACCCAACGTATTGACGCGAACGTCTGAGAACACGTTGATCGATGACTCACCAAAGATGTACAGGAAGTTGTTGGCAGCAATAATCTGCGTGATGTCACCATAAAGCGTTCCATCAACTAGCGTTATGTTGCCAGCAGAGATGCTTGTGAAGTCGTTGTAACTATCTGCTGCTGTGTAGTAGATGGTTCGACCATCAGCAATCCATACACGGCCAGAGAATGACTGAATACAAGTGCCAGGTTGGTTGATTGCATCAGCCGTAGCGGTTGCACTGCTACCGGCGCCATTAGGATCGGCTACATAAAGCAGTGTGCAAGTGCCATTGGTAGCAGAACCGCTTGTATGGCTAGGTGCTGTGCTCGATGTCGTGCCACCTACTGTGACGTAATAGTAATTGCCGCTCGATGAGAGCAATCTTCCAGCCTGAAATGCTGTGGTTGATGCCCAAGCAACTGCGCCTGATGTGCCAATGTAAACCGTAGGAGCCGAGGTGTAGCCGGTTCCATGCTCGCCAATCGTAATAGCCGTCACTGCGTTAGCAGTAACCGTCGCTGTAGCCGTTGCTTGAATGCCGCCAGTTTCATTAGGCGCGGAGAAAGTTACGATAGGCGCTGATGTGTATCCTGAACCTGCTGCTGTGATCGTAACGGTGCCGACCGAACCGACCCGAACGAGATTCGTCCCGTCGAACGTAGCGTATCCATAAGTTGTGTCAATGATGAGCACTCGCTCATTTTTCCATTGACTGATTTGAGTACGGGTTCCGCTGAACGTACCTGAGCCAGCCAGGGTAATCGGTGCGGTAGGGGTTTCCAAGCTGACATACTGCGCACCTCCATTGGTGAAGAACGCAAACATGTAGGCAACACCGCCAATATTGGCTGGTGCCAAGTAATGCACCGTTCCGCCCCAACTAAAATTGGTACTACTGTAAGTAACGCGCTTTTCTTTGGGTATAACCTTCAGGTTTGAGTACCCGATAGGCATCACGTTCTCTATCCAGGCAAACTCATTCTCCTGAATAGCCGTGCGATTGGCCTTGGTGTTAAGCCCTTTGAAATCCTTGGTAACGTGGTAGGACTTCTTTTGCTCAACTGCGGCCATGATTACTGAACCGAATAAGGCGTGGGTAAACGGCGCGTGAAGCTCGAATTAATCGCTGCCAGCAATTGCTTCTTATACTCGGCATTGAATATCTCTGCTTCACCGTAAGATTGCTCTTTGTACTTTGCCTTATAAGCCGCATAAAACGCTACAGGCGAGGTGTAAGGCTCTAAGATCACTTCAGTCTGCGAGTCTGATGTCAAAGGCACAGGCAAAAGGATGGTATCCACCTCAATCACATAGACCTGATCAGGCACTGGGCCAAAGTAAATTTCATTCTGCCCGTATCGCGTAAACGCAATAGGTCTTCCTGTGTAGTTCTGCCAAAACCGCAACTCAGCATTGAACTGCGTCCATGACATGTATCGCAGTGGTATGCGCGTATTACCCCAGTACAGGTTGATATTAAGGATGTCGAGAATCTGCTCTGCCCATGAGGGCAGTGTCAGTGTCGAGATGTTAAGTGTTTCAACCGAGGTGGTGGTAGCACCCGTCAGGATATTGCGCAGACAACCGGTGTCACGCACGACACGATGCCGAGCACCGTTGATGTAGTCGGTTAGTTCGGTATCTGTCCAGAAGTTGCCAGCAGCATCATGCAGCAGTCTGCGAACTTCTGCGATATACCCTGAGTAGGTTGCCATTTATGCCTCATCGCTTGTCTGGGGCTGGACTTTGACCCCAGCTCGCCCACGCGGAGCGGGAGGGGCTACTCGTTCCACCAACACGGCTGATTGTTGGTCGGGTTTAACTGGTGCATCCGTAAAGGTGAACTCGGCTAGTCGAGCCATCGCTTTATCGTGGTCGGTGTTCATCTTCATCCAACCTAAACGCACCAAGTATTCATATTTATTGTTGTCGCCATACCCAAAGATATGTCGCGCAACATAAGGTTCGACTGGAACGCTTTTACCTGAAGGAAACTCAAACCACTGATCGACGTATCTGGCGACCAGTGGCTGAGAACCTTTGTTTGTCACAAAGATCATGCTTCTAAAATGTCCCCGTAAACGTATACATCTGCTGTTGCTGCCGCACCTTGAGCGGTGGTGAGCGATAAGTATAAGTTGGGAATGCTCGATTTAACCGTGGTACTTGCACTGCTTGTCGTACTAAGGGTCAAGTCAAGAAAAAGCGCTGACGTTGTAAGGGAGGAGTAAGCCTGGGCCGCTGCCACAACCGCTGTACCACCTTTGCTAGCAGCGGTATAAACGCCGCCAGCAGCCGTGGTCAAAGAGATTGAAGCATTGGTCACCACAATCCGTCGCAGAATGAACTTTGACGGATTGCTAAAGATGGTGATTTGCTGATCGTCAGTCGAATTCATATTCGCGCCGATCAATTTCCCAAGCAGGATGCCTCCAAACTGCTGCGGCAATAAACTACCGACTTTGTTTGCATCCATGCTTTACTCCAATTACGAGTTGTAGGTGCCAGAAGCAGCCTGACCGCCATTGACGGTCAAGAACAGTGCCGTAACAGTACTAGAGGTCGAAACGATCTTCACGTTCTGACCATCCGAAACTATCATGCCACCGGTATTGGCTGCAATTACATCGGCCCAAGCGGAACCGTTGTAAGCCTGATACTTACAGTTTGCGACGGGATAGATGACGTACAGACCTGCTGGCAGCGTGTAATCAGTGCCTGCCGTTACCGATTGGGTAACGTAGTCAAAATACGCGCCATCAGCATTGCTGTTTAAGCCACTAACGATGATTTTATTAAGTGCCAATGCCATGATCGACTCCTTACAGCGTGAGTGAGTTAAGGCCGGTCACAACGGTCATGCTCTTAGGCTTCGTGCTTACCATTTCTGCAATGGTCAACACAGCGCCAACATAACCAATCTGCCAGTTAGGCAGCGTGGACTCAAAGCCAGTGAACGCAAACTCAGCCTGATCGTGAATGTACATGCTGAGGTAGTTCGTGTTCAGCAAGTACAACGTGCCTTCTGGGCAGTAGGGATCAGGATAAATCGGCACACCCGCAACCATGAGCGCACGGAAACCAGACGTTGGGCCTTCTTCACCGCTAGCAAAGTTGCTGCCAGGGGTGATCATGTAGGTTTCTTGGCCTACAAAGTCTTGCGCCAACAATGTCCATGTGCCAAAGCCGCAAACACCAAAGGAAGGCACCTCAGCACCGTTTTTCACCGTTCCAGAGATGTACTGGAGGATGTTTTGACGGGTTGGGTTAACCGAACCAGCGGCATACTCTTTGGATTTCCACCATGTGTAGGTTGAACGGTCTAGGCCACCATAGGTGCCTGCCGAATCAACTGCAATGGGCAAGCCAGTAAATTGCTGCGCGTTGCTGGTGTTGTTGTACAGCGCTGTTGCCATTGCATCCATCATGACGTTGGTCGCATCGTTCATGCGAGCCTCAATCAAAGGAATCACAGCGTAGTCTTGCTGTACGGCACCTTCCATACCAAGGAAGGGAACCGGTGCGATCATCAACTTAAGGTTGAATTCAGCGTTGTATGCGCCTTGCTGAACGCTAGGCTGCGCAAACGAACCGCTGTAGTCCGACCATTGTGCGTTGACAAACTGGGAACCCTGGACAGGCACGGTTACAGACGACACACCGCCAGAGGCAGTCTGCGAGTTTGCAAGCAATGCAGCAAGCAGGGGAGTTGAGTTATAAAGCTGGACAACCAGTTTCGGGATGAAAGCCCTACGGGTAACGTAGGTCAGTTCATTGTACTGACTGGTGCCTGCTGTCGGGATAATACCGCCACCAATAGGCATGATAGGTTCCTTTTAAGAAACAGACCTAATTAACGAAGTCCAATCGGGCGAGACTGGTTTCCCTGTCTTAGCTCGTTGAGTGCATTCGCCGCTGCTTCCCTAGCCGCTGCCGCAGGATTCTTCAAATACTTCTGAAAGTCATTGACTTTAGAGGTAATTGGAGAATTACTGAATGCAGGCGTAGGCTTGTCAGCTTGGCGCATCCAGTTGTAATACTCAGCAGCCGATTCGTGATTGCTAATGCCTTTTTCAATCATCAATTTCTCGATGGCTTTGACATCATCATCCGATTCAGCAAGACGTTTCTCCTTCAACGTATTTCTACGCTTTTCTAACTCAGAGCGAGCGTCCTTCTCTTTCAATCGAGCCTCTAACTCGGCAATCCTCTGCTGTTGCGCAGAAATAGCCTGGTTAGTGCGCTCTTCTATCTCAAGTTCAGGTACTGGAAGGTCGGGATGGGCCTGCTTTGTCAGTTTCAAAAACTCCTTTCGGGTCTTTGGATTCTCAGCCAAGGCTTTCGCTAAGGCAGCAAGCTCATCACGGGCGTCGGGGGTAAGGTTTTCTAGCGACATTGTTTTTTCAGCCGTTCAAAACAATTAATTAAATGACACGCTTGGTGTCACCAGGTTTGGAGAGCGTCATCTGGTTTTTAGTAACCTTGTTGGCGCCACTCAAGCCACCAAACGGCTCATACCGAGGTGGGTTGTAAATCTGACCATTCTTTTGCTGGTTGTCCGTCGGGCGACGGATTGTTCCAGCACGGGGACGAAATAGCTCCATATCAAATCCTTTAATGAAGAGTTTTCCAAATCTTGCGATTTACGATGTCGTACACTGTTTTTGGGTTTACACCATAAATTGACGCAAGTCTAAAACAGGAATGCTTCCCTGTGTCATGCAAGTCACGAATTTCAAGAACTTGATAACTCGTTAATTTATTTCTGCCATGTTTCATGCCATAAGCATGATTGCCGCGATCTCTTGTTTCCCTATCTACTGCGTTATTTTTGTAAGTTCCAAGGTACAAGTGTTTTGGATTCACGCAATGAGGGTTGTCGCATTTGTGCAAAACAGACATACCATCAGGAATAACGCCAGAATACAACTTGTAAGCAACTCGATGAGCAAGCTCCCAAGCGCCGCTTTTCATTGCAAATTTCCCATAACCTCGTTTTAAAGCAGAGGCAGTCCAAATATGGCATTCAAAAAAAGGAATGCGCTCTACCTTTTGCTCAAATCGTTGTACGGTATTCATCCTAGATAGGTAAGGGTGGGTTTTGAGTCCCAGGGGTTGGAGCCGCAGCCATTGCTCGCATCTCAGCCGACGCGCCACCAGCTTGAGGCAGGGTTTGAATCATTTGCATGATTTCAGAAGGCACAAGTTCCTTGGCTTTGTAGTCCATCTCGCCAAATGCAGAACCAATCTTGCCAATAGCGTCCTTGATAGCCTTTTGCTCAGGCGAACCATCAGGAAACTTTTGCATCGCACCCATCAACATGCCCATGCCAAGTTGCACATCAATGCGCCCTTGCATTTCTTCACCTTTTTTGGGTTCAGGCGTAGACATAGGGGAAGACATGGGTGGCGAGGAAGCACCAGACAATGCTGGTTTCTTTTCTTCGCCTTCTTCGCCTTCAGTGCCTTCCTCTTCAACCTCGATTTCCATCGAAGATTTGCCGTTTTTGGCACCGCCGCGAATCAACTTCATCAATTCTTCTGCGCTAACAGCCATATTGAGTCCTTTCAGGGCGGTTTGTAACCACTTACCGACCGTCTGTCAAGCGATTAACGGCGTGATGGCCGTGTATAACGGAGCATTTTGCGTTGCATCATGAGAAACGACCTCCTGCGCGTTGATAACCCGTGCGATTCATCGTCGCACGACCATAATTGAGTTGCGGCGTCCGATAAATCTGTTTTAAGTCAGATTTTGTTGTTCTTGGTTGGTCATTTTGAAAGGAATAGCGAGCAGAGCCGCCATTTGAACCGCCAGAACCGCCATTGATGTTGGAATTACCGTTTGTCAGCATAAAAACCTCTACATAGCAGGTGGAGCAGCGCTTTCAGGGGTTGGCGCTTGCTGTTTTTGCATTTCCTGAGCCGCTTGCTGCGCTTGTTCCATCTTTCGAAGGTCTTCCTTGAGCAATTGCTTCATGGGAGGCTCCAAAATGTCAATCAAACGCTCTTTAGTGATCGCACCACGGTCTGCAAGCGCAAATGCAAGGCTTCGCAGGTCTTCCGTGAAGATTGGTGAGTTGGAATGAGCATCCACTTTCACCACAAAGTCCTTCGTGAACTGGTTTGCAATGAACTTATCACCCTGATCATCGGTATAAATGCGGTCTGAATAGGTTTGCATGGCCTTTAAGTACAACGTTGCCATCTTTTCTAACGCATCTTCAATGATCAATGCACGTTTTTTGGCCCTCGAGGAACCTAAACGCGCTAACTGCGAGGCATGGCCCGCACTTCGCACACCGGATTCACCCCTGCCCTGCAACACATTGACAATGCCAGAGGCTTCTTCAAACATCTGGTCAATCTCTGCAATCTCTCTGAAGAGATCGTTAGGGATGGAAGGTGCCATTTGCTCGACTTTGGCATTAGGCATGTCCGTAGAAAGCAAGCCACCTACGCGATTAAGCGCAAAGTTCTTCTCATCAAGTAAGCCTGTAAAGCCAATAAGCGCTGTAGGCGGTGAGACTTGCTTGGATAACAGGTCAAGAATCTCTTGCATCCGCTTATTGCGCATGTCTTGCAAGAAAACCAGCCTTGCAACTTCAGAGATACCCCAGTAGTAGTCATACTGCGGGGTTGGGCAGAGCTGAATAAAGGGCAACTCACCCTTCAAAAACATGCTTTCACCTGAACGGTCATAGATGATGACGTTCGGGTCAGCAATGGTGACGCACTGATAGTCCTCAGTGTCATCGTTATAGACCCACAACTCGGTCATCTTGATCGTATCTTCAGCCACACGAGCCTTGTATTGCTGCATACCAGCAATATTGAGGTTCACATTACCGTACATCGTGGGGTCAGTGGCCGACAGGATCAAACGCTGGATGCCATCAGGCACCTGGTTCTCTTGGCTTTGTCCCATTTGCAAGCGAGCAAGCAATGCCTCACGTTGCGGATGCGAGTAAAGCCTGGCATACAACTCAGAGCGTGTGATGTAGTAAATCTGAATCAACGCTTCCTGGCGATCCGTGTGCGGGGTATCTTCTCGATACACGCCAATACACCGTGGATCAACCATGTAGGGGTGTAAGCCATTCTTTTGAATGAGCTTAATGAAGGTTGAGTTGTAGCAAAGCGCCCAGTTCAGCGCTTGGGCAAAGACTTGATCAGCGTTGCTGTTTAACCAATCGTCATTTAATGCGCCTGTCAGCGAAGGAATCTTGGTCTGTTCGTGCTTATTGACCGAGGCGCCAAGCGAGATGGTAAAGCGCGTGGTTTCAGCGGAATAGAGAAAGGAGGAGAGCTGATCAATATGCGGGTAAATCTTGTTGTAGTACGCAGGCGGTGCATCCAATCCCGCACCAAAGAGATAGTAAGAGCGCAGCGAGTCATAAGTTCCCGTGCGCTCCTGAATGCTGACGGAGCACTTATCTACCAAGTCATTGTAGAAATACTCTCTCTGGATGGGATCGTCAGGAATTCTCATGTAGGCAACTTTAAGTTCTCATGATCACGAATGACCACTGAAGGCGTTGGTTTGCGCAATGCTATACCACTTTCTTTAACCGCAGACAAGCCCCCAACGGTTTCTCCGCGTATCGAATTCAGATTGTAGTTGCTAATTTGACCAGGATTACCCCACTGCACGGCAAAGGGATTTTGCGGTTGTGAGGCCTGTTTATTGCCAAGCAGGGCATGTTGTTGGTGATCACCTTCACGCGATGACTTAATGTCACTCATGCCGTAATCCTTGGCTAGTTCACGCAAGGTGGTGTCAGCATGTTTGGTGGAATCGGACTTCATACCTACGGCTTGCAAAAAAACCATCTGGACTTCCGATGTACAACCATGCGGACATACAGGCTCTCTGCTTTCAAAAAAGCCATGTGCGGGACATTTGTAATCATGAACGACTGCCATAGTTTCTCCTTAGTTGCTGGTCAAGATTAGGGCGTTGATAGTCTTGTGCTTTAGGGCGAATGCCAAGGTCTAACTTAAAACCGCTGCCATCATAGGTAAGCAGTCTTCTTCTCACCATGAGTGGCTTGGGTTGCTTTCTGAATTCCACATACTTCTTGCCAGCCTTGATCATGACCGCCACATCGCCATTAACCCAATGCTCATAAGCACGGTTCACACGGGTCTGCACAAGCTCTGTGAGCGGGTATTTCCCATTGAGAAACACATCTCTTAGGTGCAGGGGATCAAGGCCGCATAGCTCGGCAAATAAAGCAATGGATATACCGCGTTTCTTATCACGCATAAACGCAGGAATCACTTCCATCATCTGACGCTTACTGAGGCCCAACGCCAATTGCCTTTAAGTAGTTGTTGATTTGCTTATCCACCACCGGCACTTGCACCGGTGTTATCGCTTCTTCTTTGCGATCACGCGTCATACGCATTTGCAGCAACCTGGGCATGAGTTGCTCAGCAAAGGCAACGCATCCAAGGGCTGTAGCAATCACACGATCATCTTTGTTGCGCCCATAGGCAGCAATGGAACCCTGATCTCTCACAATGGATTTCATTTCTTCCAGTAAATCCATTGAGTAGACATTCATCATCCCGCGCTCAAAGTAGTCCTTAAAGTAATTCAACATCCGCTCTTTGGATGAATGCGTGGTGAGATAGCCAAGCGAGTTTGAGACACCACCCAAGGAATCATTACGCCGCCAAAGGTAATGCTGCATGTGCGATAAGACATCCATTAAACCTCTAGCCTTGCGTGGTTCCATTGTTTGCGCCTGTCGTTTTAGGTTGCGCATCTCATTGATGACCGCCTGACCTGGCCCATTCACTTCTAAGTTGAGGGTGGAGTTTTTATAAGCCCCTGCCAGGTAGCACACGACCCAGGCAAACTGGTAGGTGTTGAGTTCTGAGGTAGCGAATTCCGCAACCTGATCAAGTCCATCTGCATAGCAGCGGTAGATTTGGATGCAGAAACGATCAGCCCAGTCGCTGCTTCCATATGCTGGATCAGCACCGATGACGTAATAGGCGTTATCAACAGGTTCCTCCCATACTTTGAGCGTAGCCATGCGCTCGGTTGAGTTAATTAACTCAGTGTCTTCAAAGTATTGTCCCATTGAGAAGCGGTAGAACCGAGGTAATAACTGCTTGGCAACCTTGGCTTGATCGGTACAACGGGCGTGTGAGAAGAAACTCGAACCCGTCATGATGAAGGCATAGTCTTCAGTGGGCGGAAACTCCTGATACATGAGGGCTTCATCCTTAATCCCCTCATTCATCTTCCACCGCCACCAGGCAATCTGCCTTGAATTGATCTCGAACTGGTAGAGCTTTTTAACTTCTCGTGTCCATTCCTTTTCTTCAGGACTTAGCTTGCCATCCCAGTACACCTTGTAGACATCTGACTTAGCATCTGCCGTATAGAGTTCATTACGCCACCAGCCACAAAAGATGGCTTTTTGCGTTCTTGCACGTTTGGCAACGGCCCACATGTCATGCCACATGTTGAATCCACGCGCCGTGCTTTCAAAGAGATAAAGCCTATTGGGATTTTTCTCAGCCAAAGAAGCTAGCAGTGAGGCCAGCCCTTCTTCATCACCCCAAGAAGAAGTCTCTGTGCCATGCAGGTAGGTAATACCTTTACCACGCCCTAATGAACCCTTGGCTCGCAAGCCTGCTACCTGGTAGAAAAGCCTTGAGCGGTTCTTTAACACCATCTGATTCCTGTTATGCGTCATCAAAGGAATCTTGTACTCCGGTGGCAACCCATCCATGTACATGGCTAGTGTCGTTCTGAATTGATCTCGGTTCTCTTCGGTGTCGGTCGTGAGCGTTCCTTGAAATCCAGGGTTCTTAAAATGCCAGTAAAGGTCGAGTGCAAGCGATATGGTGGTAATCCCAAGCTGCCTGCCTTTGAGAATCACAAAGAAGTGAATGTCATTGTTCAGACCCTTGGCAATCTCTTCCATCACATAGGTCTGGCTACCAAGCAAACGCTGTCCAAGACGCTGTATGCCTAACTCTTTGGTTTCAACCTTCAGTTCCTTGCAGAACTTGTAGAAGTGATTCAGGTCAAACTTCATTGCGTACCTGGTTCATATTCGTAATAAGTGCAAACCTTCTCTGCTAGCAAGCCATCTCTCATGCAGATCAATACCACTTCCTTCCCATCATGGCTTTCTTTTAGTCCAATCTCTTGGCTGTAATGGCAGTTTCTGCAATCGGGCTTCAATTCCATAGTTTTCCTTTAACCACAACACCGTCTTTTGCTCATCAGCATTCAACGGCCTCTTCTTTCTCTCATCCTCATACCACTTCATCGCCAGATACGGATAGGTTGGATCACCCTCTGCATACTTCGTAATCCATCTCACCGCATCATCATGCTTCACTCAATCCTCCACACCCTAACCCCATTCTCTACCTTCCTTGCCGTGTACTTCTTTCCTGTTCTTCTCCACTCTCGATAGTTAGCATTACATAGCTTGGATAGATCACCACCTTCAAGGTAGAAACTATCTCCTAGTTCTAACTGTTCATAAGGGTATTTAGGCCCAGTCTTCCTCTCCGGTATATCTAAACCTCTCTCTAACTTGAACATCTCGTACATCTCCATGTTGTCGATGTACTCATCATACACACAAAGATATTTAAGGTAGGCAGGAAAACAGAAAATTCCTTGGGGCGGGGAGGGTAGTGGTGCACCCAAATCCCGACCCTCCGTCCCATTCGCATCGCCAGACAACGATCGCTCTGCGATGCTGGTTTCGACCATGTCATGGCCATGTGACCTCGAGCATGTGCCTGCTCATGCACTGTCATGACGGGGAAAGGCTCACTGTCGACCCTTGTGGCTCATCGATAAAATCGATCAAGGGAGCGTATAGATAAGAATCCATCAATAACCCCATAGTCAAGATGATAGGACTAACCCTATATATATCTATAGATAGAACTACACCTATATACCTATAAACCTTTATAGATTCTAAGAGTACTTATCGAGCATAGATAATGTCTCGGTGTGTATTTGTGTGTTTATATACTAAAGTCTAGTATGCAAGCATGAAAAACATGTGATTATTCTCTTACTTACTTTATATGGAGGTAACACATGAAAGCACTAAACGTAATCAGCAATGTCTTAGCAGTATCGCTACTCGGATTCATTGCCTTTCATTTCATTGCACTGTTAGTACTGTGCACCGGTGGAAAACTAACCGGTCTACTTGCTTAATCAACCACAAAGGGGCTAACAGCCCCTAAAACTTGAGGAATAAACATCATGGATATAGCTCAGACAATCACTGATCGAATCATCAGCGAACTAGAGCAAGGCACTGCGCCTTGGGTTAAACCTTGGCATGAGGATGCTGAGTCATACAATCCTGTTTCAGGCACTGTATATCGCGGCATGAATCAGTTATGGCTCAGCATGATGAGCCTTGGTCGTTCAAATGCTTGGCTCACGTTTAAGCAAGCTAGCGATGCAGGCTTGAATGTTCGCAAGGGTTCTAAAGGCGTTCCAATCATCTTCTGGAAGCAATTATCAATCAGCAAGAAAGATGATTTAGGCAATGACGTAAACGCCACAATTCCAATGCTTAAGCATTATTTTGTATTCAATGCTGACGACATCGAAGGCGCAACATTCTCAAAAGGCTCAGGCAGGCTTGAAGGTTCTATCGATTCTAGAGTGCAGGCAGTCGTTGATAGGCTTGCTCTTGATGGTGGAGTGCAGCAAGCAAGCGGAGCGTTCTATCAGGCAAGCAAGGACTGTATCGGTATGCCTGAACTAAGTAGCTTTCGATCGCTTGCTGACTATCACGCCACATTGCTACATGAGTGCGTTCATGCTACTGGCGCAAAAACAAGGCTTGATCGTCAACTCATGAATCGCTTTGGCTCGGAAGCATATGCCTTTGAAGAGTTAATTGCGGAACTAGGCGCAGCAATGCTTTGCATGAAAACTGGCGTTGATGGTCAGCTGCAACATGCGAGCTATATCGAATCTTGGCTCAAAGTCTTAAAGCAAGATAAAAACGCCATCATCAAAGCAGCAAGTAAGGCTCAGGCAGCAATGGACTACTTGATTGATACCAAAGTAGCGGAAGAACAAATGCCATTGGCAGCATGATTTCAGCTTATAGCCGATTAGCAATAGTCGGCTATGGGATGCAATCAGCATCAATTAACCATTGGAGATAAACATCATGAGAAAAGATATTGAATTGTCTACAGGCCGGATTGTTTCGCATAGACCGTACTTATCCAATGGCGAGCCTAATGGAGCCACAGAAGCCTTCATCCTTGGGGGGCATGAAATGACCAATGAAGAGTGGCTCGAATACGTATCAATCATTCACAGCCCAAGGGATGAACCATGCAAAGCCTAATCGATTGGAGCATAGCCGTTCTATTCGGCATTGCCTTTGCTGTAACCGTGTTTTTTAACCTATAGGACAACATTATGAGCATTACATACCGACTTTGCATGAAGCTAGCTAACGTCCATCAACCATGGTTCACCAATTCAAACGAGCAAAAGCAAATGCAACCATGGCGAATCAAACAACGCGAAAGGCTTGCCGACTCATTGTTCCAAGCTACATGGCGAGCCGACAAAGGCGCTAACTGGCAAGCGCATCAAGCGGACATCATGCTCACTGCGAATCTAGCATCACTCATTCGCCAAGACATGGCACCAGCAGCCGCCCTTGAATACTTAGGCTTGCTCTAACCCATCACAATGCCCCTAGAAGCCTTTAAACGGGCTTTTACGGGCTTTTCTTACCTTTACTGGAGCCAACCTACATGGAAGATAGACAAGTCCCTTCCTGGCTCGATTTAATCGACCATCAAATTGCAACCGATAAATGGTTCCGGCCGGTCGATCAAGTCTGGCGTGAACACGGATGGAAACCACCATCGACTGAATGCCCAGAGACAATGCGAAAGCACAAAGCCTTCCGCACCTGGTCGCATTACGCACCCTCGCGGGAGACCCAAGCATGAAAGAAAGCCTAACCATTAAAGCCGATGAACTGCTGATCGAGCACTATGAAAAGCAAGTCAAAGAGATGGATGATGATCAGATGAACTCGACCCTGATCTATCACACAGCAATTAAGTTGTATGAAGAGACACTTTTTCGAGTGTGTGGCTATGAAAGCCTTATGAAGTTAGCCACTGAAGCAGATAAACGTATTGAGAAAGAATTTGGCAAGAAAAGGTTCGGATTTGCTGAAGGTGTTCATGAAAACTTCCAACACAGGGCAAGCAAATGAGTAAGAAGCAATTAAAAGACATTGAGACGCAAGCGATGATCGATAAGTGGCAGGAGGAACTGGCAAGACATGTTGCCTATCTCCCCATCCTATGCGAGCAGGCAGGGGTTGATGAGATGGAACTGCATCGAGCTATTGAGATTCACTTCTATGTTCGCAGTATGAGTAAGGGGGCTATGCAATGAACAAAGAAACCATGCGTTTAGTACTTGACGTAAACATGAACGAAGAACGTGTCGATGAAACGGCAAAACAAGAACATGACTTAGCCAGAGTCGGGGAGGTCGGCGTATGGGGCGAATGGGTTGGGCTGACTGATGATGTTGTGTTTGAGCTAGCAGACACAAACCTTTATGAAAACGGTAAGAATTTTGGTGTGCTGGCGTTCGCTAAAGCGATTGAGCAAGCCTTGAAGGAGAAGAACACATGAGAAAGCTACTCAACCGGCTGGCAAGCACCAATGACTTTGTGATGATTCACTCTAGTGAACTGGAAGCAATCCTGGACTATGTGGAAGACATGGAGCAAAGGATAAGCATTGTCAGAGAGCAGTTGCAGTATCTGGTTGCAGAATCTGTAGAACCTGGTGCAGAACCAGAGGTTTAACCCCTCTTTCCTCCCAAAGACCCCCCTACCCCAAACAAGAACGGGGTAGAGAGGGGAGGTTCCTCCGCTGCAAGCAGCATCTCGATGTCAGTTTCCTGACCCCTCGGCTTCGAGATAAGACCAGCCGCGCCGGTTATTCGGGAACTGCCCCCTAGTCCTAAGACATACGGCGTACCACCTCAACTCCGAGCCACCATGGTAAGTGCCTACTATCGTGCGGAGTACGGCTGTCGGACTGGAAAACAAAAAAGCCACTTACTGCTGCTCCTGGTCGTTGTCCCTCTGGGGTAAGAGGGCAGAAGCATGAGTAAGTGGCCTTCAGATTGTTGACAACGACGACAACAAGCGAATCTTAATGGCAAACATCTTTTGATGCAAGCGGCAAAAAAGCGGCAAAAAAGCGGCAAATCTGGCAAATCTGGCAAACCATTTGCCAACCCGACGAACGGTTGATTATTAGCTATGTACATATGTTCCTAGTGTGTATAATCACTATCGTTGTACTTAACCAAAGGAGAAACAACATGGATGATTACAAGTTATGTAGGTTGATCGAATCGGATTTGTTTGATCTTAGGCTCAAAGGAGTTCGTGTCCTTGAAGCTGCCGCCAGCATGCACCGTGTGATTGCAGGTGAATGGCCTTACTTGTCACGTTACCAGGTCAAAGTTCTTGAAAATGTTTTCAATGAGGCAGAAGAACTCAAGCACATGCTCAATGTCATCAAGAACCGTGACGCTGTTAAAGACATCAGCACTTGCTTTGATGAGGAGGCGGCATGATTCCAGAGATCGTAAAACGCACTATTGCTCAGGCAATTAAGTTGCTTGACGCATGTGGTTGCAAATACAAGGTCATTGATCAGGATGGCAATGAGTATGGCGTACTCACTGTCTCTGAGCCAAAGAAGGCAAGCAAGTCTTACAAGCACCCACCAGGAACGATGTATAGGTTCTATTACCCGTTTATCAAAGACATGCAACCTGGCGATGTTGTTGTTATTAAGAACTTTGATTTTGAACCAAGAGCGTTGCAAGGTGCGGTGACTGCATGGGCCTCTGAGCACTGGGGAAAGGGTTCTTACAAAACCTGCATGGTTGGCCCTGATATTGAAATTCTTCGTTGTTCTTAGGAGGCAGCATGACTAGCTTTGATACTGAATCGAGACGCAAGGCGATCTGGGCCACCGATGCTCGCAAGATCGCGGATGGCAAGGCAGCAGATGTTTACTTAGAGAAGATAGGCCAGACAGAGCGTGAAGACATAAGCCACATTGAAGCAGTGCAATGGGGTTTGAAGTTGCAGGATGTTATTGGCCGTGAGGCTAGCGCCAGGTTGCAGATGGAACTCAAGGAAGCAGACTATGAGTTGTATCACCCTGAGCATTCATGGATGGCATCTCACTTTGATTTCATCTCTGCTGATGGCACGACACTGGTGGAGGTCAAGAACTACAACCAATCTAAACGGAATCAATACGATGCAGATATTGCACTTATGCCTGCGGCCGACAGAGCGCAATGTATTCATGAAGCTACGGTACATCGGGTACAGCGTATCGTACTTGCGGTGCTCTTTGGGGGGCAAGAACTGGTACTTATCGACACGCAAGTATCAGACGCTGAAAAAGACTCGCTCATACAACTGGAAGCTGAGTTATGGGGCTCAATACAGGCCAAGCAGCCTCCAAGCGCGACTACGGTGGACGCAGCAAAGAAACTCTACCCAATATCCACTACGGCTGGGGTTCTAGCTAATGCTCAGTTAGAACAAGCCTGCCAGCAACTGAAAGCGATTAAGGCCAACATCAAACAGTACGAAGAAGCCGAGGAAAAGCTACAAGGCTTTATCCAAGGGCAGATGAAAGAAGCAGGCTCACTCATCACATTCGATGGGAAGGTGCTTGCAACATGGAACAGTGCTAAAGGCTCCAAACGCTTTGATCCAAAGCTACTGCAAGCAGAGATGCCTGAAGTGTATGAGCGTTACGTTATTGAACAACCTGGCTCACGGAGGTTTTTAGTCAAATGAGCAATCTAGTCGATCCAACCAAACTTGATCAGTCAATCATTGATTCAATCGTACTTCGAGGTGACTTGAGTGGACTCAAGGAAGAACAACTCACTGGATACTACAACTACCGCTGCCAGCAAGTCGGACTCGATCCTTCTGCGAAGCCGTTCGATCTTCTTGTCTTGTCAGGAAAGAAGGTCTTGTATGCGAATGCTGGGGCCACACAGCAACTCTCAAATCTGCATGGACTGTCCACTGCGATCACTAACAGAGAGAGAGTTGAGAATGTGTATCTTGTATCTGTCCGATGCACTGGCAAAGATGGACGAAGCTCTGAAAATCAGGGAGCAGTTGACATCGCAGGTCTTAATGGAGAGAGGCTAGCTAATGCCTTGATGAAGGCTACAACCAAAGCGATACGCAGGACTGTGCTTGCTCACTGTGGATTGGGGATGCTTGATGAAACTGAACTCGACACTATCCCGACTAATCAATATCAGAAGGTTGATATGCCGCATGTACAGGCTCTCCAGCCGCTTACTGAGGTCATTGAGGGTAAGTTTAAGGTGATGGTTCCTGAAGGCGATAAGAGCAAGGTTTACAGCTCTCACCAGGATGAGATGCAGTGGCAGGACAACTTCTTTGGTTTGATTGGCAAGATCGCTGACTCGAAGAAGATGACAACTGAGGAGAAGAACGCCAAACTGGCGTCACTCTTTCGGGTCAACCACGAAACCATCGATAACTTTGGCGGGGTTGCAGCCATTGCATTCAAGAAGCGCTGTCACGATCATGCGGTCGAGGGTTTTATCGCAAAAAAGGTAGTGACTCTGGATGTGGACGAAGAGGTAGTGTTCGATTGACGCAGACGCAGGCAGTGCTTGAGCGTTTGCAACAAGGAACGCTCACGCAACTGCAGGCTTACGCAGAGATTGGTTCAACAAGACTTGCAGCCAGAGTCGAAGAACTAAGAAAACAAGGTCACACCATCGTGACACACACCATTAACCGTAATGGCAAATCCTTTGCCGAATATCAACTAGTGAGGAAATAATGGCTTACGAACAGCAACAAGGCAGTGGAGTACTTTTCACCGTGAAAGAGAAGAAGTCTGAAAAGGCACCCGACTGGTCAGGCAGTTTTACCTGCGATCAGGCTTACAAACCAGGTGATGTGATCAAACTGTCAGCATGGACGAAACGCAGTGCTTATGGCGATCTGATCTCGATACGGGTGAATAACTTTGTACCAGGCCAGATGCCACGCCAGGGACGTGAAGTAAGTTCGCATGACGATGACAGCGTTCCGTTTTGATGCTCTGCCCTAAGTGCGCTGAAAGAGGTGAACATAACGATACGATCATCCTAGAGACTCGCCGGTATGGTGGCAAGAAACCGGCTAACTCTTGGGTGACACGCAGGCGACGCTGTGTCGCTTGCTTGCATCGATTCACGACAACGGAAGTCATTAAAGGCGCTAATGACAAAGTATGGGACGCTGCATTGCGCGAGGATATGGCATGACAAAACTGACAGAATCCCACATGAAGGTTCTTAAGTATCTTTCCAAGCGAAAGACTGAAGCCACCTTCAAAGACATTCAACTACAAACCATGCTTGGCATACCAACCACCAAGTACGTCATTCGTGGGCTTCTCCATGATGGTTACATCAAGAAACGATCAGACAGGCTTAATCGCATGACAGAGCGCTACTACACCTTTGCCAGTTGGGAACCGGTTGAGAGAGTCATCATCAAACGTCCTGTCAAATTCTCTAAGACGCGTATTACGATAGAACCTAAGTTCTTCAACAATCCGTTTAGTGTAGGTGCTTCATGAGTGAGATGAGCAGGGAAGAGATGCAGGCCAAGATGGAAACACTCTATGCGCTTACCAGAGAGTTACGAGCCATGCTGGCAAGAACTGATCACAAACTCAAGACAAGAGAAATGTTCATTCATGCCTTGCTCGACCCTGATGCTTTTGGATATGCCGTAGAGAATGCCGTCAGAGAAGAAGCCTGGAAAATCCTGCAAGGAGAACGCGATTGAGCAAGCTAGGAAAGACCAGAGGTGCCAGTTATGAGCGAGAGGTCTGTAATGCCCTCACAGAGCGTTTAGGAACGAAGGTGACGCGTGTACTAGGGCAAGCAAGAGATGGCGGCTCAGACATCGATCTAGGGCCGTTTATGATCGAATGCAAGCGTCGTAGGAAGATTGCTCTCTACGAATGGATGGAGCAAGCCAAGGTTTCGTCCAAAGGCGAGAAAGTACCAGTTGTGATTTGTAGGGCTGATGGCAAAGAGAGTCTAGTGATCTTTAGACTTGACGATGCGATCACGCTCATGCAGAATGAATTGTGACTCCGCTGAATCTGCCAGTAGGTTAAGCGCTTGAGGCAAGCGAGCAGATAGCCTCAACCATGTCTCCTCTGAGTAATGCTCTTTCCGACGAGCTTTTACCGCCTCCCCTGGCGGTTTTTTTTCGCCGTTTTTGCGGATTCTCGAAAATTCTTGGCGGTGGGAGAGCCTTTACTACCTGGCTTCCTCATTTTCTCGCCAGAGCCTGCCGCAATGCGAGCACGTTTGGCATGAATATTTGCGTACAGTCCTTCTTTCATCTAACACCTCCAGCGTCTGCGAGCAGCCTTGCCTCTAGGGCCAGACCATGATCGTGATCGAGCACAGAAACTCTTCTTCCTAGCCTTTTCTCTTGGCGTTGAAGGGTTAGGTGCAGGCGCTTGCAGATTGGAGCCTGTAGCCCTGTTATAAGCCTTCCTGCCGGCTTCTGTCATGCCACCACCTTCAGACACTGACTGAAAGTGCCTTCCTTTGCCGCGAGTTGTCTTTGCAATCGGGTTTGCCATGCTTACCTCATCATCAATGCTTCAGCTTCTCGACGCCTGGTCAACCCTGGAAGCACTCGGCCAGCAGCCTTGTTCCACTTGCGGCATTCCACCGCTGCACCCTCCCAGTCGCTTGCGTCAATGCGTTTCTTGAAGGTAGAGATTCTGTAGTTACCAAGGCCACAGTTATAAGCCCAACTGATGACTGCGGCAATACGCCTAGGGCTTGCAGAAAGAAGCCTTGGTGAGAGTTTTACCAGTCCGGATACGAAGTGCCGGACATGCTCCTGAAGGGCAGTTTCAGCCTGTTCTTTTGACCAGACAGTGTATTGCCTAATATCACGACCAGTAGAACCATAACCAATAGTCCAAGGCTCGCCACCAGAAGCGGGGTCAGGATAAGCACAGCAACCACCGTCAGGAAGCCTTCGAGCATAGCCTTCAAAGGGCTTGATGAGTACGTTGATGGCAAGCTTAATCGCTTCATTCACTTGTACTTCTCTATGCTGCGACCAACGAACCAAAACGAGATGCACATCATGAATAGCGCAAAGTCATCCTGATCCCATACTTTAAGTATTACTTCATGCCACGGCGCATTGCTTTGAAACGCCATAACAAGCGTAGCCGCCTTGACTGTCGCATACATAAAGAACAAAGCCCAAGTAATGCCTGGACGAACCAGCCCTGAGATGCCAGCCACAAACCAACCCGCTGCTTGAGCCGTTTGACTCTGTTCTTCAAAGGCCGCTTTAATGGTGTCGAGTTGCTGAACACTGTAGTCAACATACTTTTCCTCCATCTTAAAAGTGCCGCGCATCTTCTCCAGATCGGTCTGCAACTGAAACATGTTCAGCTCATGCTGACGTTCATTCTTTTTATCGAGGAACTTCAACACCTCCGGTGCCAGCCTGAACAGACCACCAAAGATACTTCCAAGCAAACCACCTGATAGCAGGTCAAACATTACTTGTTCAGAATCTGGTCAATGCGTGTATGCGCCTTGTCGGCAGTCATGTGCAGATGCTCCACCTTAGCCTTGAGTTCTGCCAGGTCTGAACGAATAGCCACATAAGCACCAAACGCTCCAGTAGCAGCACCAATCAGGGCTTGTATGACTACTGACATTGACACTTCCATGTTATGACTTCCCGTTGCCTGGCGTAAAGTAAGCCTCTGCCGTACCTGATTCAGCAATGATAGCCACATACAAAGGAACGGTTGGACTACATTGGCCTGGTATCGTGTACGTCCTGATGTCGTCTTGAACGCTGACTAAAGCATACTGAGCCGTTGCGCTTGGCGTGGCTACAGTCACAGCAGAATCGGTTGTTGACATCCTAAAATACACTGGAGCACCCGCACCAGAAGGGGCATGATTAGCTACCAGTAATTGGTTGCAAATCGTGTCTGGTGTAATCGTTACTACTTGCGAGGTGGTTGTTGCGGAACCTTGATAGGTCTTGCCACCAGGCTCAAAAGGATTAACGGCTGCCATTCTTGTTCCCCCACTGTTGCGCTGCAGTCATGGTGCCATAGCAGGGTGCACCATTGGTGAACTTAGGCTGGAAGTTAGGGTTGACTTGCTTGGTCGTGCTTTGGCTAGGCTTTAGCACCACCTGTTTGCTCACTACTTTCGTCATCGTCATCATGCTTTGTTTCCTTCATTAAGGATGGTAAAAACACTGTGATGGCAAAGATAAGCAATGCGGCGATCCGCTCATAACTCGGCCCCCACATTGTCCAGCAAGCTAAGGCAAAAGTCATCGACAACGCCAAGATTGTCAACACCCTCGCCACCACTAACTTCAAACTAATGCGTACTACCTTCAATAGAAGATTAGAATCCATGTTCAGCCTCATGGGGTTAATTAAGGTTATCTAGTCTACCTTAACTATCTTCATCTTCGTCCTCATCCATGAAACCTCTTCCCCAGTCAGCATCACTAGCTTTCAGGCGAATGGCTTCTAACTTCAATGCTCGGTCAATAATCTTTGACTTATCGGTAAGGCTTGCTTCAGGGTCTGCCATGACTTCAGCCAAGAGTTTGCTTATCGCAGCCTCTAAGTCAGGGTTTATGCCCGACTGCTTACGCTTCACCGCATCATGCGACGCTTGGGCTGACGCTCAGGCATCTTGTTCATAGGCTGACGGCCAAGCGCACGTTGCGCTGCAAGCGAGCCTGCAACCTCATTGCGCCCTGCTTCAGCGGCTTGCGCTTCCTGACGCTTCATCTCTTTATTGCCTTCAGCTTTCATCATGCCATCGTAGTTCATCGCATACCTCTCTTGGTTTTACGCGCTGTGGAATAGGCTATTGCAGCAGCCTGCTTGACTGCCGCTCTCTTACTAGCAGGACGGCTTGTGCCAATCTTGCCACTATCTTTGAATTTACGCACCATCTCACCGATGTTGCCGGAAATAGTCTTTTGACTACCACCTTTCTTAAGGGGCATTTGCCTCTCCTTCAGGAACTAATGAACCTGTTTCTGCCGCTAAGACATTGCGAGCAAGCGTCATGATCATGCCTGGTCTTTGACGTTCAGGCGCCGCAAGAACACGGCGTAGTTCATCAGGATTAGAAACAATTTCAGCTACCGCACGACGCAAAGCTGGCGCATAGTCACCTCTCAAAGCCTGATAGCCAAATATACCGCCCACTGTTGCTGGTACACCAATAGCCGTATATAAACTTTGACCACCAAGCCCTGCCAATGCCCCACCAATACCCAATACACCGGCAACTGTGTATTGTCCTTTTCTAGCTTTAACAACTTCTTTGCGTATCTCATCAGTAAACGCAGCTTCAGGGGTCATAGTGCCGACGGCTTTGCTAGCAGCAATCTTGGCCCGTTCAACCGCATTCTTAGCAATATCAACTGCTTCAACTAACGCCCTGACTTCTGCCAATTCGTCAGGTTTGTACAGCCCTGAAGATTTAAGTGCAGGTTCAATGTTTCTATCAAACATGCTCATAAGTTTGTTTTCTGGAGCGCGAGACAAAGCCTCTCTCACCGCAGACTTGAAAGCATCTGTAGCCTCTGGAACCTGCCTAACAGCATCAGCCATTGTTTGTATTTCTTTTTGACTATTGCTGCCAGTAAGTCTTTGATAAAAAGCGTCTGAAGCGTTCTTTTCTCCAAAACTCAGGTTGTTTTTAATCTCAGCAATCTTTGCTGTTAGCCCTGATCGAGCTTCTTCAACCTCTTTTGTCATACGAGCCTGAGATGTTTGCTGCGCCAATTGCTGCGCAGAAATTCTCGGTTGCAAATAACCAGTAATTCTTGCAACCGCAGCTTCTTCAAGTTCTTTTGCAGTTCTAGCACCTTGCGCTCTAACTTGTTCTGCCGCCGGTAACGGGGATGGCTGCGTCGGAAGTTTTCTTTCGGCCAACTGTCCGATTTCAGATTCTGCTGCTTTACTAGCAGCACCAAGTCTTGTAGCTTCAGCACCAGCCCTAGATAGATTTGATTGCAAATTAGTTAATTGATCGCGCAAGCCTTTGAACTGATCTAAAGCAAGCCAATCTCGGTTGCTATCAATTGTTCTTGCAACATCTTGCGCTGTACCACCGCGCATTTGATCATTTAGGTATTTAGTTGCCAGGTTGTTAACTAACGTTTGGTCGCCGCCAACCAAATCGGTAAAGGTCTTAACGCTTTCTTGTGAACTAAACAACCTTGATGGTATTTGAGCTGGGTCAGTTATAAACCTTTCACCAAATGGCGTTTGCGCTGTAAGAACCTTGCCTTGCAGCGTATTGAATTGATTGATCGGCTTGCTTGCTTGCGCGTAATTGCTCAAGTAACGCCCGAATACATCATCACCAACAAACTGCCGTTGCATAGCTTCTACAGCATTAGCAAGCTGACCAGCTTCTAATGAACTAATCGCAGCAAACCCTTCATCACCGCCATAAGAACGGTCACGCAAACGTCTGCGTATTTCTTCAAGCGAATTAAAAGAAACGGGCGTTTGCACAACAAAAGTCTGACCTGCTTCATTAACCTTTTCTTGCTTTCCAGTCACATCTGCTAGCAAGCGTTTAAGCATTGGCTCGCGCTGAGGATCAACCTGACCTGGAATCGTTCCTGCACCAACTTTTGTTTTGATTAATGACTCAAAGTCCGTTGCTGCTGGAACCGCGCCAGCGCTTTGATTTGTTTTGCTAGCAACAATAGCCTCAATTGCGTCAAGATCACTTTTGACTTGTTGCCTTCGATTGGTTTTAAGTTGTTCAAGTCTTGTGTTAGCAGCAGCTCTAGCCTCTTCACCGATTGGAGATGGCGTGACACGCTCACCAAATTGACCAAACCCTTGCTGAGCTTCTTGCATTCCACGCTCAGATTCTGCTGCGGCTGCATCACGACGCTGTTTCAATTCATCAATCTGATTACGAACACGCAACGCTTCTTGCTTAATAGCCTCTGCCGCTTCGTTTTCTATACGAGTGGCCTCGGCTTCTGCCTGAGCAATTGCTTGCTGTCCTTGGCCTCGAACTCTTTGACGTATCTGACCAGCAACTTGCGTCGCCCTTCTAACAGATGTCTCTGCATCTTGCAGCGCTTGATCTCTTATATTGCGTATTGATCTATCAAACTGTTGAGTCAACGAACGTGCAGATTCATTTGCTTTGTCTTCCAAGGCTCTGCCAACTGTTGCCGCACCACCAGTTCCAGCGCCGCCTTCAAGTTCAGCCTTTGCTCCTGCAAGCCGTTGCTGCCTAGTTGCACCAACTTCAGGGACACCGCCTTCTCTAACCGTTTCTGGCAATCGCCTAACCAAACTTTCAGCAACTCCTTGACGCATAGAAGGCACCAAAGGAGTGATTGCTCTTTCAATAGCCCGCCCTACTGGATATGTAACAAGACCAGGAACCATTTCGCCTGCCATGCCAGCAAGCTGCGTCACTACTGGGCCAGCACCCTGAGCCTTTGCTACTTGTTCGGCAGCGCCACCAGCAGTTCCAGCAGCAAATGCGCCTCCAGCCATCTTAGCCGCTTCACCAACCGTTTTAGGCTGCATAGATGACAACAGTTGACTTCCAACTTTTGCCGCTGTTGACGGCCCACCAAGACGCTGTGCGCCTATAGCAAGTTGAGCAAGCCTAGAGCCGCCAGCAAGCACAGGAACCGCACCAACTGCTTGCAATCCACGCTCAAAGATTGACGGCCCTTTTGGAACTTGATCAATATAAGTACCAGGTGCTGATTTTGCGCCACCAGGTATTTGGCTAAGTACATCAGTTGAAGGCGCATCCTCCCAGCCAGAAGTCTGCGCTTTTGGTCGTGCAACTTGTGTATCAGGAGCGTCTTCCCACTTACTCATTACTGACTCCTTGGCCGTCTAGCAAATTTTCCAGTAGCAGGATTAGTTCCATATTCATATTTGTCTGGTTCATAACTACCAAAAGCAGCAATTGCTTGTTGTTGTTGTGATTGCGCTTGTGGTTGTTGCGGAACCCTTGGAGCACCGGTTCCTATTGCTCCCACGTTAACTCCCATGTTAGCGGCTCTTTCCGCAGCGCCCCTAAGTCTTCCTTCTGTCGTGGGAAGCGTGCTTGCACTCGGAACCGAATTAAGAATGCGATTTCTTGCCTGATCTAAAATTTGCAATTTAGTTTCAAAGTATTCTGGAATTGCAGAAGGATCATTCCCAGGGCCAATTATTGATCGCCTCCAAGATTCTTGTTCTTTCCCCATCAAAGTTGCGCCAAATTTTTCATGTCGCTCTGGTATTTGAAAGGCTTCAAAGCGCCTTAAAAAACTAGACATTTCTGGGTCTTTCAGCGCTTTTTCACGGTACTGCGCAACAACATTACCGGCCAAATCTGTACCAAAACCAAAAAACTTTTCTGGATTAGATAAAGCAATTTGTTGCAATTGCACAAGTTCATCGCGTAAGTTTTCTATACCTCTTAATTCTTTCTTTTCAGTAGGCCCAAGTCTTTGTGCAGCTTCTCTGTCTTTGTCAACATTTCTATCAAATTGAGCAAGACTTAAAACAAATCTTTGTTTAGCAAGTTCTGCTCGTTCTGCTCTTGCATCACCCCTTTCTTGTTGACGAATCTGCAATTCTTGTTGTTTTAACTTACGATCTTCATTAGCTTTGTTGATCTCAATCAATGACTTAGTAGCTTCGTCACGAGCTTTGAAAGTGGCGTCAAACATCTTGTTAACAGCATCATTGCGACCTCTAGCTATGTCCACATACATAGAACCGCCAGCAATTTCTGCCTCTAACAATGCTTTGAACTTATTAGCCTCTGCTGTTTGCCCAGCGGTCTGCGCTCTGAGTGCCGAGTCATAAAGCGCCTTAACTTCGTCTAACTTCTGTCTCTGGGTGTCCAATGCTTTTTCAAAGATTGTCTTTTCGCGGTCAAAGACATCCTTACGCCCCTGCCTGTAGCCATCAACCATACCTTTCATGGCTTTCAAGCCTGCAATGCCACTACGCTTTGCGGAACCGCCTGCTAGCGCTCCAATCAACATCATTGACACAGCAATGGTCTGCAATTGCTCTGGCGTTTGCTGGCTCGGCGCAAACTCAATAGGCTCTGGCCGCATGGCCGTGTACTTCTCTTCTAGTGCAGCAGTGTCCTTTGCTTGCTTCTCAAGCATGGTTCCGTAATCTGTAGCACCCTTTTCTCTTTTAGTTTGCAAGTCAGTCATGGCTGTTTCAACGGCACCAAGACTTTCTTTCATGACTTGTGGGCGCAACTCTTCTGCGCGAGCCCCACGCTCACGCTGACTTGTGAGCTGCTCTTCAATCGTGCCAACAGGTTTGGTTGGCGGTTGATTTAACTTTGACGTTAAATCGTCAATTGGATTGCGAAGACTAGTGACGCTTGTTGTCATGGTTAACCACCTAATGGGCCAGTTAAAGGTGTCTTCCTTACTTGTGTCGCAGGCGTTTGAACAGGTTTAGCAACTTGTGCTGATGGTGTACCAGCAAGGATGTTTCCAGCCGATTTAAGCGCTTCACCAAGTGCGTCAGCGACCTGAGAGTCAGCCTGGTAGCCAGCAAGAATGGCTTGTTGCAGATACTTGTCTGAGATGCCAATGTTCTTCAAGCCTTGGTTGATTAAGTCTTGAGCGCCACGTTGCTGCATCTCTGTCGTTCTTGCCGCCAACTGTTGCTGTGCAGTTCCTGATCTTTGCCCCATGTTTGCTAGCGCTTGGCGTTGTTGCGCCTGAAACGCTGCGATCTGCTGTTGCTGCACAGGTGTGAGCTCACCCCTCATGCCAGCACCAAGTTGCTCTTGGCCCACCTGTCTAGGTGCCTGACCTAGTTGACGCAACTCATTTTCCATAGCGCGAGCCTGCTTATAGCCACGGCGAGCCATTAATGCAGCCAATGCTGTCTGCCCTAACGCCGCACCTGTTGGCGTCTTCAAACCTTCTAAAACTTGTTTAGCTCCAGACTTAACTAAATCACCAAGTTCCCTTTGAGGAGCCTGAGCCTGCACACCACGGTCAAAAGTTTCTGTTGCAGCGCCAGTCATGCCTTCGCCGTAATTCATAGACGGTCTAAATGAAGGCTGTATGGCTGGATATAAATCCTGCGTATAGTCAGGAACATTAGAAGCAACCCCAGTATCGGTAGGATCTGAGTAAATAAATGCGTTACTCATATTAATGGGTTGAGATACAGTTTCCGGCGAAAAGACCTGGTTATCAAACCCTTGCTGTTCAGCAGGAGCCATGTCTTCATAGTTGCCAAGAAAGTCACCGTTCTCAAACTCAGGCAACCCCGTTGCAGGATTCATGGTGCCAGCGCCACCTCTAGACTTTAGTAGTGCAGCCTCTTGCGGTGTGATGTGAGCCAAGATAGTATCTTGCCCACGCCCCTGTCTGCGCAGCATCTCTGCTAACGCTTTAAGATCGAGTCCACCGCCAAGAAGTGCGGCAAGTTGTTTAGCCATGATTAGATTCCTAACAATCGACGTAATTTCAACGATCTAACATTCCAGACGGGTTGCTGCTCTTCTTCAGGCGTACCCTCTATACCACCTGTTCCACCTTCTGACAAGCCTGGTCTAATAGGAAGTATCTGCGCTGTCTCTTCCACTCGACTACCAGGCATGACTGTTGGCCTTACTGTCTTGGGACTTACTGTTAACCGCTGCTCTACTGTAACTGGCGGCGTCTCTACAACCGACTCTGGCGGCGTAAACGGAGGAGGCTCAATAGGTGGAGGTTCTGGTGTTTCAGGTACGGTCGGAGGTTCGAGTTCTTTAATGATCTGCTGAAGCAATAAATCTTCATCTGTGAGCGTTGGAGGTTTTTCAACAAGAGGCGGTGTAGGCTCAGGTTCCTCTGTGTTGATCTGCGTATTTACATTTGGATTGACGTTTGGATTTACATTTGGATTTACATTTGGGTCTGTGACTACTTCCGGCTCTGGTTGCGTCGTTACTTCTGGTTCTGGTTGAGTAACTACTTCAGACTCAGTAACCACTTCCGGTTCCGGCTGAGTGACAACTTCTGGCGTCGGTTTTGTCTCCGGAGTAACTACAGGAGCGGCTTCAGGAACTACATCTGGAGTTGTTTCAGGATCTGTTTCAGGAGCAACTTCAGGCGTTGATTCTGTTGCCGTGTTATTTGCAGTATCAACTTTTACCGCAGTACCAGGTTCTAACGTCTGATTTGTATTGGTATCTACTGAAGGTACATTGACGGCACCACCATCTTGCGTCAAAACAAGTGACGTTCCATCACCATTGTCTTGCAAGACAACGCCGTCGGTGATTGATGGCGCCTGATCAGGAGCAATGCCAGCATCAACAACAGGCTGAGAAACAACAGGAGCTTCTGCTGGAGGTTGCTGGTTCAAATAAGCATCAACCGACGCAGGATCGATGCCAGTAGCGCTTGCAATCTCTGATCTACTGACATTGTTTGCAGCAGCAGCCTGATTAATTAATTGAGCCTTTTGGTAAGGCGTAAGGCTTGGATCGTTGTAGACAGCGGCTATAGCATCACGAATAACGATAGCCCGTAACTCTGCCTCCGTGGGCGCAGCAGTCTCAGGAACGGTTGGCGTAGCAGGTATCTGAACTTGCTCACCAGGCGTAAGCGTAGCGCCAGGTATAACGCTTAGATTTCCATTGCTATCAATGACTGATGTTTCATTGGTATCTGGATTAACTTCAACAACAACACCAGTCGTTGGAACTTCAGGAGCAGTCTCAAACGTAGGAACTTCGGGAAGCGTCGTAGGCAGCGTACCAAGGTTGTCAGGCGTTAGGTCAACCTCTGGATTGACTGTTGCACCACCTGGCAACGAAGGGGCGGTAACAACAACTTGAGGCGTAGAACCCTCAACATTAATGTTTGTTTCGGTTCCTATTGAGACTCCGGAATAAGTACCTGGGGCAATTCCTAGATTTTTTTCTATGCCTGCAATAACAGGATTCCCAGCCTCTAGTGCAACCGTCGCCTGCTTACCAATGATGCCGCCAATAATACCTTTACCAACCGCTGTAGCGTCACTTTCGCCAGTAGCTTTAGCAATTGCCCACTCTTCAAGCGTCTCTAATGGCCCTGACAATATAGACCTGCCAACACCAGACGGAACACCAGGTATCAAGTCAATGGCTGCTGTAATTGCTCCGGCTATTTTCCCATCTAACAAAGATGCTCTTGCAGCCTCTTGCCTGCTCATGCCAGGATTTGCTTGCTGAAGCTCATCTATCTTTTGGTTAAGCTGTGCTCCAGCGGATTCCATTGCATTTGTAATTAATGATGGAACCAAACCAAGAAGAGCCCGCCCACCTTCTTGAAATATTTCAATCAGACCTAATGCGCCAGCACCACCAGGATATAACTGCGCAGCCTGTATTGCTGCCCTACCAACTGTCGCCCAATCGCCATCAGACATCTTTGATGCGTCCATGATGGTACGCATAAAATTATTACTGTCTGAATTTACTTGCTCCGGAGACATTGTTTTGCCTGCTTGAGCAACTCGATTTGCAATGTCTACTAGCTCAGATGGATCAACGCCGATGAGCCTTGCGCTTCCAGCCAAGGATGCGGTTAAGTCGCCTCCGGCTTGAGTCAAACTTCCGGCTATAAAATTAGCTGCATTGTTAAGTTTTGTATAAGCACTTAGATTTCTACCGCCTTCAACAACTTTGTTATTTGCGTCAAAAGTAACGCTATCACCAGTTACTTTGTCTTTCTGCGTATAACTGCCATCAGCGTTTTGCGTGATCTCCAAGTTGCCAACTGGACGTATATTGAAGTCACGCTCTGAGCTGATGCTTATATTGTTAAGTACGTCAGAGGTTATAGCCTTGCCAATCAATGATGGATCATTTGTGTACAACACACCTTGATACAAAGCATTAGCAGGCAGCGCCTCAATAGCGCCTATGACTTGCGGCTTATCAAGGAAAACACTACCGCCTGCAACATCAGTTGCTGCACCTTGCGGCAAGACTTGCGTGATCTTCCCTGTATTGATGTCACGCATGTAAAGCGTACCGTTCTGGCCTTGGTATTGTTCATACAGTGGCGTTAAACCAAGAATGGCCGCATCTTCAGCAGTGACCTTTTGCATCTGACCTGGCGCCTGCAACACTTGGCTTGCAGAGGCAACTCGATCTGCTTCTTGTTCTTGCGCCACAATACCAATGACGTCATCTTGAATGACGCTTGGCGTCGTATCCATGCCGACATCAACCGTCCAATTAGAATCGCCGCCAACCGTATCAGTTTCAACGCTTGCTGGCGTCGTATTTGCGCCACCGCCAATCGTTGTTGATGTTCCTGGTATTTCTGTTACCGGCTTTTGTGCAAGCGCAGCATTAGCGCCGCTGACAAAACCTTGCAGTGCAGAAAATCCTGTATCAGCACCCGTTACTTGCGACTGCAATGCACTTGTAGCGGCGGAAACAAGCCCACTATCAATGACACGATCACCCGTAATGCTCAATCCTTGAGATGCTGCTTGAGCGCCTGTCTGAATCAGTGAGTTTGCAATGGCATCGCCAACCTTGCCGCCTGTCAATTGCGCTGTAGCGCCTGCTTTAATAGCGTTATCAATGAACTGGTTACCAGTAAGGTTGGGCACTAGCTGACTAACCCCAAAACTTACAGCAGCATTCTTAAGCGCATCAGCAGGATTGGCACCAGCGGCAACGCTAAGTGCAGCATTCATCACAGCATTGCCAAGCGCTTGCGCCATGACTGTACTGGTTGCTCCTAGTGCAGCGCCTATAGCTACGTTAAGGCCAGGAACAACCGATGCAACAAGTGGCAACCCTTCTCTGAGCATTCCCTCGAAGAAACCTATGTCTTGAGCGCCTTTGTAGTAAGCAGGCTCACCCAAAGCAATGAGCTTCCCGTCTTGCAAGCGATAGCTTTGCGCCGCTCGCTCTCTGTTCTCACCACCCGTCTTGCTTCCAATGTAGAAGACGAAATCATTAGAACCTACATCTTGTGGTGTAAATGGTGTTTCAACCGTCTGACCATCTACAACCTTATAGGTCTTGACAAAAGTGCTTGTATGGCGATTGCCTTGATCATCAAACAGTCCGTCGCCAAGGCCAGGAATCAAAGCCATAGCTGTTGATTCTGCAAAGTCTTTAGATGGTGCAAGACCTTCTCTAGGCTTTTGACCAACCTCACCTTCTACCGCAGTAGAAATACCAGTTTCAGGGACTACAGGCGAAGGCGTTGGCTCAGGAGCAACGACACCACCCTGGTCTTGCGCAACTTGATCTAATACTTCTTGATCGGTAACAACTGGTGGCGCTGCTTCAGTGGGTTTTTGCTGTGCAACAAAGTTAGTCGCATCATCTAACGTCTTATTTGCAGTCCACCATTGAAAGTCGGCTGGGCCAACATTGGGTAACTGTTTAAGGATAGATTCCATCTGCGCATAACGCTGCGCAACCAATGCTCTCGCCTCCTCTGGCGTCTTATTTCTCGCCCACCACTCAAAGTCTGCTGGCCCAGTGCCTGCAATACCACTGAGAATTCCCTGCATTTCTGCATACCGTGCAGGATAAGTATCAACAACGGCTGGCTGTTCAACAACAGGTGGCGGTTCAGGTTCGGGAGCAGGTTCTGGAGTTGGTGCTTGTACTACAGGTTCTGGCGGTTGTTCAACAACAGGTGTTTCTTCAACACCAGGTTCTTGATAGCCCATACCAGGCGCTTGCAAACCAGCGTTATTGAAGTAACTTATTACTTGTGACGTTGGCATACCAATAGCGTCAGCAAGTTGCTCTACATTGACGTTCAAGCGAACCATCTGATTAATGATCGTCTGAGGATCATTAAGGTAAGCAACTACAAAGTCATAGACGCCTTGGTTGAATGCCATGTCATAACCCCAAGCGATTGATAATGGATTGGTGAACGCTTAGATGACCTTGCAACCATTCATAAAAATCATCTTCTTGGTTCCAGTCAGTATCAAACAAGTCAAACGGATTCTCAAGACTGAGCCTGTTTGCAAGCACTTCATGCTCTTGGTAGTGCGACCATAGCCAGTCATCAAGATCATCTAAATCAGCATCTGCTAGTGGATACTGAGGTATCACAATGTCTTGGTCTAGCAACTGTATGTAGAACGTACGATGCTGCTGTGCGTTCTCAAAGATCATCTCTCGCAAGCCATCTGCGTCACCAAAGACAACATTGGAGAGATTGTCTAGATTCATTCTTGTTGCTTTTGCTGCTCAATAGCAGCCATTGCCTGCGCCTTGATGTTTTCAATCAACGTAGCTACTTGCCTGTAAGGCATTTGATCTAAAGTGCCAAGGATTTGATTGATCTCTTCAATCGTAAGTTCAAGGTTGATTTTCATGCTCTACCCATGATGTCGTGTCTTCATCCCAACTGTACATCTTCCCGTCAGTTGGCATTGCTACTGGAGCCTCCCACTGCGCGTCTGCATTGAGAATCCAACTGGCAAAAGGCTTGGGTGGAACAAACGCGTCAATGTCTGCTCGGTAGGTATAACCTATCCCTGCGTAATTCTTACGCATGTTGCCGTTGTAGGAAGTCTGTTTCCAATTGCCACCAAGAATCTTTTCTAGGTGCGCTGCGCCGATATGCTCTTTCTCAACACCGAAAGCATCAGCCGTATCTTTGTTGTCAACCACCACGACTTGTTGCACCACACCATTTTCATCAATACGGGCAAAATGACTCATTACG